CATTCTGTTTTCACCTCTCATATTTAAGGCTTTTGAATATATCAATACAGTTGCTTTCTTGTAATTTTTTGTGAATTCTCCTTTGTCTGAATTGTATTTTGTCTTTATTTCATTCAAAGCAATGTCACGCAATTTCTTGTTTTCTGTTGTTCTGAATGCTTTTTCGTCTCTGTGCTTTGTTTGGAAATCTCCTGAATTCCTTATACCAGCAAAATCTGTTATTAAATCTGATGGAATAGAAATGTTTAAAGGTGTTGGAAAATATGAATTATTTATCAAAGGTAAATCTTCAGAATCAAGAATACTCTTTGATAATACAGATTTCAAGTTTACAACTATACTATCCGTTTCTTTTATCAAATTAGCTGCTAAATCTTCATTTAATTTTGATTCTATGAATGTTCTATTCTCTGTATCAAATATGCTCTTCAATGCTGAATAAACACCATCTGAAACATTTGTTCTTCTTGAATATACATCTACATGGAATTTTATGAAGAACTCACTGAAAGTTCCTATGCCAAAATTTACAGATATTTTAATTTTTGAAGTTGCCATTATTTATGTGGTGTTAATTTTCTTTCTTTTCTTTTAGCTTCAATTTCTTTTTTCGCTTTCTCAATTTCTTTTGAAGCACCAGTCGCAATCATAGCCATATCTACCATAGCCCCACCAACTTTTGATAGAACTGAAGGGAGAAAATTTTGAATTTTTTCATATACTTCTATTGTTTCCTCACCAAAATTACTTGTTTCATTAAAAGTATTTGCTCTGTATCTGTCTGCATTCATTGTTAAATTGTTTGCTTCACTTGCAAAAACTTCTTGATTTGTTCCAGTTGTTTTTATGTCTCCATTGAACATTTTCCACAGTTCTTTTTTTAAATTCTGCGGAACACCTTGAAGCATTTGGTCTTCAATCATATTTTTAACATACTCGCCTTGTCCTTCAGACATTCCTTTAATTCTCTCAACATATTTCTTTCCCCAAACATCAAAGCCAGAATCACTCGTGCCATTTGCAATTCTTCTTTCCAATAAAGCCTTGTTTTCTCCTGGATATGTTTCTGCCAATGTTCTCAATAAAGCATATCTCATTCCAGGATTTTGATTTTGCAAACCAGCAGAAAATCCTTCATATAATTGAGGTGCAAAGAAATCACTTGTTTTAGAAAATCTACCAACCAACTCTGCTGCTTTTGATGGGTCAACTTCTCCAGTTGCAGCAGCTATGCTGCCAATTATTTTCATAAACATCTGCAATTTATCAGGAAAATTTGATAAATCTCCTTCAGTACCCATATTATATTTTGAAGGATTAACGCTATTTAAAGCACTAAATAAACTTCTTACAGCATCATTTTCATCCTTCCCACCAGTCATAACTCTTGTAAATTGACCAATGCCATTTATACTTCCATTGGATAATGATAATGCTCTTTCAATTTGGCTTGATTCAAGTGCTCTGCTTTGTAGTTTGTCTCTTGTACCAGAAGACCTTGCTTTTTGGAAACCAATTTGTAGTGATTCATCATAATTTATTCCCATATTTTGAAAACCAACTACATTTGGGTCTTCTGGAGAAAAGTCTCTGTATAATTGCTTTCCTCCACCAATACCAGCGACTTGATTAATAGTTCTGTTTAATTGTGTTGTATTCTCAATAACTTTTGTTATCCCTTCTATCGCAGAAGAAACTGCAAATCCTATGGCGCCAAGTTTTAACTTTTCTTTCAATGAGTCACCTTGGTCATATGCAGAAATTGTACTTCTCATTACATTCCCAACATTATATCCTGCAAGTGGTGAATTATCTGCAATTCTTTCAGCAAAATTTACACCAACATTTATCATCCTTTCACGAGCAAAAGCCTTGTACAGTGAATTTGTATCTTTGCTTTGTTGCCCTATACTATCACCAATCTCTCTTAATTCATTAATCAAATCTGTTGAACCAACAACATTTTCCCTATGAGCAAATGTATTATCATTGCGCATAGAATACCTCTCTGGAGCATCAATAGTTCCTTGTCTGTATTGCTCTTCAATGTTTTGTGTTTCTCTACGATACTCATTCTGCTCTCTTATTGTCCTTTGTTTTACTTCATTTGTTAATCTGTTGTAAGTGTCAGAAAGTTTTCTGTTGAATACACCATTGTTCTTGTCTAAATCTTCTAAGAACTTTGCGTATTCTTTACGCATCTTGTCTAACTCAGATTGAAAACCTATTGCATAATCTGGGATATCTCCTGGTGTTTGTTGATTTCGGTTTCTATTAGTTGGTGCCATCTTCTTTTCTATCAAATGTGCTTAAATCAAGATTATCGTATTCATCATCAATTTCTTTCTCCTCTTTCAAATCAATTTTTTTGTCATTAAAATATTCATCACCATCGTTTGAATCTTTAGAACTCTTCCCTTTATTGACATATTGTCTTAATTTTTCACTTTCAATATACTCAATGTACATTTGCAAATGTGTCATTTTGCGGTGTTCTTCAGAACCAAAACTGATAGCATATTTTTTACGCCACCAAAGGTCAATTGGATATTTATTGTTCCAATTATTGATGAAATTATTTATCTGTTCCTTCAGTGGTTGTTGAGTCTTTTCCATTGTTTGAATCTGTAATTATATCATCATCAAGTTTACTCATTTCCTCTTCTAACTGTTTATACCACGGATTGAATTGTTTTCTGTATGTTATTGTCAATTTCTTTGCTGTAATGGCATCCAAATCAAGAAAAGACTTGATTTCTAATTGTTTTCTCAATTCTGGTATTAATATGGAAAAGTAAGCTATTGAGTCAATCAAATCTAATGCGAATTCCATTGATTTGACTCCACTGATTGCCATTATTCCATATCTACCACCAGACATTGATTGTTTAAGACTTTCAATTTCTAATAATTGACCAACTGTTGGGTATTTAACGATGTAACTTTTTTCATCAAATACAATTTTTTGTGACATTTCCATAATCCTATATTTGTTTATTGTTTGTGTTTAACAAAAAATGCGACGCATTGAGTGCAGCCGCATTTTTATGAAATTTAATATTTTTGTTATAACTGACTATTGTCCAAGAACAGGTGTTAAATATTCAAAACTTGCATCCCTACCAGATATTTGACCCTCTGAAATATCCATTGAGTCACTGTTCATAAACAAATCATTGATTGTTAAAAACACTGGTGTTGATACTGTTCCATCTGCATTTCTTTGTCTTCTTAAGATTTGTACAGAAACACCATCTTCTTGTAACAACACTTTATCAACAAAGTCTTGTGGATTTGAAAATGCTCTGTCTATTGAACCAGCAATCAATGCTTTTTTGAAATCAACTGTGTATGCTGAACAACTCAAACCGCAGTTATACCCAACAGCTGGGATTTCTTCTGCAGTTAAATTGCCCAAGCCAATTACTCTGCCACGATTGATGTTTTCTGTTAAACGTACACTTCTCATTTTACCAATTGTAACAAATGTTCCAGTTGGGTCTTTCACTTGTATAATAGCCATTGGCGCTGTGAATGTTTTTGGTTTTCCCATTTCTTATTTCTCCTTATTAATTTTGTATCACATTTAACATAAAGCCAGTAGAGATAATTTTGTTTATTGGTCCATTTGGCATAAATTCATACCTCAAATCAAGAGTGTCTTGAGAAATTGTCGCATTTACATTTTGATAAAGCATTATCAAATTATCATCTTGTCTTGTTGCTAATTTTGATTTCAAAAATGTTTTTGCAAACTCTTCCACATTTGCAGTTGAAGTGTTATTAACATTACCTCCTACAAAGAATTTCTCAACTTCTAATATCAACTCTTTGTTCAATTGCGAGACTATTCTCATGATTGAAATTTCAAAACTTGTTCCATTTGGAAGGATTTGAGTAGTGTTGTTTTGAAGTGTGTTTATTGATTGATTTATCACCCAACCTTTTGAGTCAACAAATTTAAAGTGAAGAACTCCTGCTTGTAATGCTTGAATTCTTTCATTGTATGTTAAATTGTGAGTTGTTGATAAAATTCTTAAATCTTTCCAAGTTCCTGGCACTTGTGGTGCCAAACCAGAAATTCTTCCAAGTACAATAGCAGCAGAATATATTGATTGTTTATTTTTCAATCCAAAGCCTTTTGTTATATTTGTAACTTGAATTCCGCTGTGAGTAAGAACAACTTTTGGTGAATTATATGTTACAGCAGCAGCAATTGAGTATGTTGCAAAATCAGTAGCATTTCTTGCTCCACCTACAAACATAAATTTTGTAAATCTTGAATTCAAGATATTCGTCAATATTTTGTTATTATTTGCACTACCAACATTTGCTTCATATTGGTCACAAAGGAAAAATGTGTGGTCAATGTCATCTGCATATGAAATAGCTTTGTCAACATCAGAACTTCCATATGTCTCTGTTCCACCAGTAAATACAGCAAGAACCAATGATGTTATATCGCCAGCAACAATTGTACCACCAGAAGTCACTGAATAACCAGAATATGTAAAATTTGATTGAAAAACTTGACTGTTATCCATCCATGCCTTTAATTCAGCAAGTGTTGATACTTCTGGTGAAGCATAAATTTTTGGTTCGCAATTAACATCAGATATGCCATCAAATGGCTCTGATTCATAATCCAAACCTTTGAAAGTTCCTTCAGAAATTTCAAGAATGAATTTTGACGTGTTAATTACACCAGCTTTTAATCTTACTCCATGACCTTTTCTTATTTTACTTGAAACAATTGTTCCATTACCAATTAATCCTTCATTTTTTGCATTTAAAGTTATTGCTCCGTTTGTAAACGTCAAAGTCTTTGTTGCTGGAGTAGTTGTTGCTCCTTTTATATAGATTAATTTTGGTATTCCTCCACCATTTGCTGATGGTGCGAATAGATAATCAATCAAGTCCCAAAGAATTCCTCCTTTAAAAAATGATTTGGCTGCATATGGGTCAGTCATCTCATATATGGCATCTTTGTTATTTGTCAAAGTACCATTAACTCCTGCGCCACCGCCATATCCAGCACCTATACCAGTGTCTACTATTAATACGTTGCCAAAACTTGCTGGCGATGGTATTGGAACTGAACCACCAAGAACTCTTGAAGAACCTCCTGGTTCAATCAATTGTTTGTCTCCAAAATTTGTTATTGTGCTCATTATTTATTGTTTTTTAGTTTTTGTTTATTACTTTCACCTTGTTTTTTAAACAATTCAAGAACTGAAATGAAATCATCTTTCAATATTTCAAACCATTCAGACTCTTCTTTTTCAACACCTTGGTGCATTCTTTCAATTGTGTGCTGGTCTAACGCAGAAATTGTTGGGTTTTTTATGCAAAATTCATTGATATTCATATGGTTGTGTAATAACTGATTTGTTTTGACTTGATGTCTATATTGCTTTTGATTGTACTGTAATATGTTTCAACAATTTTTGACTTGCTATTGAAGGAACATTCAAATCATAAGTAAATCTCAATGATAAAGATTTGTGTGTTACATCAACTGGCATCAATTCTTGTTGAAAAACAAAATCAGTACCATAAAATGATACATTTTGTAGTCCTAAACTCTCAAGATTGTCTTTTGTTACTTTAAAACAAGCCTTTATAACTTCATAAATCACCAAAACTTCATTGGAAACATTTGATGTTACAACCAAAGTGTATGTTGTGCTAAAATTTTCTGTAAAATTCTCGTAAACTTCTGTGCCGTCTGTTGTTACTTCATTATCTTGAAAACCAAGATTATCTCCTATGCCAGAGCTTGCTGTTGATTCATTTGATAATATTATATGGATTGTTGGACCATCTGTTCTTGCTCTGTTGTAACCAATAAATATTTCCAATTTTTTTCTGTCTTCTTCATCTCTTGAAAATATTCCTTTTGCGACTTCAAGATAGTTGAATTTGCCATATTTTATCTTGTTTCCATTATCATCAAAATTCAATAAATGGTGAAGAAATGTATTCTCTTCATCAACTTTTGTTGAATCTTCTTGTAGGAAATCAATTAAAGTTTTGATATAGTTTTGTAATATTACTTGTGGAACTATCATAATTAATCATTGTTTACCAAATTGACACCAGATAATGAATAATTATCAAATATAAATTGCGCTTTTTTAGCATAATAACTCAATGGGAGTGGTATTTCTTCTTTTTGGTTAGTTCTGCAATTTCTTACTGAGCCAAATATAGCATCTCTTATTACATCTGTAACATGGTAGCAAGGATTATGAGTGTATCTTACAGAAATAGAAACTTCATCTTCATCAAGCAATTTTTGTTTGATAATTGCTGTTTTTGCATTATTTGGATTAAGTGTCAAAATACCTTTTTCAAAATCATCTACAACGAAATTTTCTTGGCTTAATTTCATCAAAGGCTTACTTTCCTTATCTAACAAATAGACAAATTGAAGTTCTATTGGATTATAAGTTGTATAAGAGAATAAATCACCATTTTTCTTTGCTTTGATTTTTATGATTTGATTGTGTATGGCTTCTAATTCAGCAAGAATTATTCTGTCCATATAAGTCATTCTGTCCTTGCCTTTGCTTGATATTCTTGCTGTGCTAAGGTCAGTTTCTTGCCAATCTTCTTGTTTTTGTGATTGTCCTCTTCCTGTTACAAGCATTGTTGTTTTTATTCTTTCAATAAAAAACCAACCTAAACCACCACAATTAACGCAATCTGGGTTTGAACTGCCATTTTCTTTTGAGCGACAAGGACATTTCAATGCTTTGTCCCAAAAAACTGCATAGCCCTTTTGGTCAATCATTTCATCAAATTTCTTAGGCACAAAATCTGTACTAAGAATGTCCATTGGCAATTCTTTTGATATTGTATCTGCAATTATGGCTTTTGTGAATCCCATTACTTAAAACACATTAAAAATTATTCCTCTGTATTGTTTGTCAATACGTGTGTAATTATCCCTCAATTCCATCAATATTGCATTGATTCTTCCTTGGAATATACCTCCTTGTTGTGATTTTAATAGTGATATACTTTGACTTATCCCATCAATACTTACGTTTTGATTTGAAAAACCAATACCAAATGCAACATCACCTATAAATGATAATATTGGTATTGATGCATATTTTCCAACATAATCAACAACATCCAACACTTTTGATAAGTCTGGAAAACCTGTTTGGTATGACATTTTCCAATAATTTGGTATCATTGCAGAACCGAACCATCCTAAATGTGGTGATATGCCACTAATTGAAGCAGAATTAAAACTCATATTTCCACTGCTTGCTGGAACTATGTATATATTTCTTGAAAATGTTTTGTTATCTCCGTTTTTTGTTGTACTTTGCCAATGGTCTGGCATTTGTATCTGTTGTGTTTGGTTTATAAAACCATACATCTTGTATGTCTTAACAACAGGATATGATACTCTTACAAGACCCCAAGAATTTTCATATTCTGTTCTTATAAAATCTTTATCTTCTGTTATTATTTGTGGATTAAATAAAATAGACAACCAAGTTTCTATGTTTGATTGTGCTATTTGTATTTTTTCTTTTATTGTTTGTTTTGTTAATTCAACACCATTTGGAGAGCAAGTAGGTATGCC